TGGTTCGCTTCTAGTTAAGTCTATATCCCAATAATCCTCATCAATGGGTTTGCCTCTCACATAGTATTTTACGTTTATGTTCATGCTTTTCCCTCCTTCTCTGCATGTACATGGTTACTAAGAACATAATTACCATAATAATAACCACCATCTCCCCCAGTAGCAGGGCTTCTCTTACGCTTAAAGCCAAGAACCCTAGCCATTCTCCACTCAAGAGTATCTAACTTTCCTAAATCCTCCAAGTATATGGTATGACATTCATGCATCATTTCAACTGCACTTTTTAGGTCAATGTTTCCTTGTAATAATGTTCTATAATCGTCCATAGACATTACTAATTTAACTGTATCATTTTTTAAGTATGTTACTTTTGTATCTGTTCCTGAGTACATATTTTTTCCTTTCTTAGTTAATAGGAGTATAGACTATCGCCCTCATGAGTTAATAGCAATAGCCTATATTTCTAACAACTTACAAAAACATTATATACTTAATTTTATGAAAATGGTGGTATAATGTAATTTCAACAATTTTAAGAGGATAAATATGGCAACAACAAAACAAACAAAAGAGTCAAAAAAACCGACTATTTGGAAAGCTATGATGGATTTTAGAGGTAAGGTAGACCAAGTAGAACGAACATCAAAAAATGAGTTTTTAAGTTACAAATACGCTAACATCAACAACATAATTGATACGATTAAGCCTGTTTTATACGAATTGGGTATGGGATATGTACAAACTGTACAATATATTGATGGTATTGATTTATTAAACACTAAAATATATTTAGTAGATTACCCTGAGGAATTTATTGAGTCTAATATTAGGTTAGTAATGGCTAAAGAGGATAGCCAGTCACTAGGCAGTTCAATAACTTACAATCGAAGATATGCACTTTGGTCTATGTTTTCTCTTGAGGTACATGATGATGATGGTGAGAGGGCAACNNANACTAAAACTAAAACTAAAACTCAATCCTGGAATGACCACATCAACGAAATTAAGGGTAAGATAGACAAAGCTAAAAAAGATGGAGATCTTGAAAAGGCTACTGTAATTTGGGAATATTTAGAAGAAAAAACTTTAAATGATAATGGTCAATTAATAGAAACCTCAAAATATATTCCTATGGTAGACTATTACGAAAGAGTTTTTAACAATAAATAATATGAAGTATTTGGTACTCTTACCAAAATTGTTGTACTGTTTTTCCAAAAAGTATAAACAGGGTGGCCTCATATACCACTTCCTTGCAATAATTAATTAAGAGCGTTTTTGGGATCTACGATAAGATCCCTTTTTTAACTAGAGGAAAATATAATGGAAGATAAAAATAAACCCAATAGTGGAAGTTTGTTTAAAAGTAAATATAAACTCAATGATGGATCTGAGCAAGATAAAACAAGAGAAGATTATTATGGCACTTTAAAAGATTTGGATGGAAAAGTTTGGAAATTAAAGGGCTACATTAATACAAGTGAATATGGAAAGTGGTTAAAAATAACTTTAAGAGATCCAGACGAGCAACAATCAGTACCTTCTTTTATACCAAAAGAAGATATAAGGCAAGACTTCCCTGATGATAAAGATATCCCTTTTTGATGATTATGGGCAGAGAAACTAAGGTTGAATTAGGTATAGTTTTAACCAGAGCCTCTACAGGTTACTGGGTTAAATTGTATACTTTAGATGATGGTAGAGAGATAACTGCTAATGAATTAGCTGAAAGGCTTGAATGTAGTGTTATTACTGCTAGAGCCAGGTTGCAATCGTCAACTAATCCTAAACATATATTTAGAAGTGTAAGGGATTTAGTTCATGGTGATAAAAATCTTATGAATCCTAATACATGGTATAAAGATCCTATGATTAGACTAGTATTAAGTAAATTATCTCATGCCAATTCATAAACTACAATCGCACCAGCCAGATATTCCCTACTTTATGTTGAGTAGGGAGGTGGTGCAGTCTATTAACAATCCAGATGCCCTGGCCATTTGGTGTTATTTACAATCTAAGCCTCAAAATTGGATAGTATTAGAGGATCAAGTTCGAGATTATTTTAATATAGGTAGGGCTAAGTATTTAAAGGCTATGAAGTGTCTTAGAGAGGCTGGCCTGTATAAAGTAGTTAGGATTAAAGACGAAAACAACAGGTTTACTAGCAACGAGTTCCACATATATGCTTTTCCGTACATACGGAGTTCCGAACATACGGAAATCCATACCGACATTAAAGAGAAAGAGATACCTAAAGAGAAAGAGATTATATCTACTGAGCAAAAACAATTGTTTGAGGATTTTAGGATAAGATATTTAGGTAAAAAGCGTGGTTTAGAAACAGAATTCACTAATTTTAGAAAAAAACACAAAGATTGGAACATTGTTTTGCCAAAACTTGCTAAAATAAATTTAGATTTTAATAATACAGAAAAGAAATTTATACCACATTTACAAACATTTATTAATAATCGTAATTGGGAAATGATAGAAGATAGCGTGCAAGTTAATGTTAATCCATATGGTGAAGAATTTAATTGGAGGGAAGATGGGGTATTATAGTGATGTGCATCAGCAAATGATGGAAGATGGTGAGTTAGATGACTTTGATCCTACACCACCTATTGAAGAAAACAACACAATTAAGGAAAAATATGAAAAAACAAACGATAATCAGAGAGTTGAAAAGCAAGACAGACTCATTAGATTCTGAAAAAGCAGTATTAGGTGGATTGTTAGTTGATTCATCTTGCATAGATGAAGTTGCTGGTACAGGATTGCAGATTTCTGATTTTTCTGATACAGATTTAAGTATTTTGTATGAGAATATTTTAGATATGATTGATAAAGGTGAGGCAGTTGATCCAATAACTGTTAGAGCCTGGATAGATAAAGACATTAACAAAAATTATGACTGGAATGATTTTATATTTCTAGCAAATTTAATGGAACAATGTCCAGGCACAAAGAATATATCTATTTATGCCAATCATATTCGTACTAGCAGAATTAAAAATGATGTTGAAAAATTAAAATTTAATATTGCTTATGAGAATTATCAACAAACAGTAGAGCAAGTTCAATTATTAGAAAATGAATTATTAGACCAAAAAGATTATTCAATGAAGTCTATAACAAGCAAAACTATAGACTATATTAGTGATATTAATCTAAATGGTACTGGTTTATCTAGTGGTTTTAAGTCATTAGATGCTCTTACTTCTGGTTTTAGACCAGGATCACTTAATGTTTTAGCTGGTAGGCCATCAATGGGCAAATCTACACTTGCTTTAAACATAGCAAATCATCTAAGTAGCACTAAAAATGTCTTGTTTTTTTCTTTAGAAATGAGCCAAGTGCAGTTAATGATGAAAATGATATCAGCAGATACTGAAATTCCTTTAAGTAAGGTTGAAAAAGGCGTTTTAGATGATGAAGAAAACAGTAAATTTTATGAAGGTTTGGCAAAAGCTGGCAATAAAAACATGAGTATAATTGACAAATCTGGTTTTTCTGTAGATAACATTATTTCTACATCAAAAAAGTTAAACTCAGACCAAAAAATTGATATAATACTTATAGATTATTTACAGATAATGAAGTATGATAAAGGAAGGGAAGTATCAGAGTTAGGAAACATTACTAGATCCTTAAAGTATCTCGCTAACGACCTTCAGATACCCATAATACTACTTTCTCAACTTAGTAGGGGGGTAGAGTCAAGAGAAAATAAAAGGCCGTTTATGAGCGATTTAAGATCCTCAGGCGAAATTGAACAAGATGCTGATATAGTTATGTTTGTTTATCGAGATGAATACTATCATGACGATACACCAGATAGAGGTTTAGCAGAATTGATAATTGCTAAAAATAGAATGGGACAAATGGGATTTGTAAAATGTAATTTTAATGGTAATTATTCTAAATTTTCAGATGTAGAAATAGATCTATATGACAAAAAGTAAGAGTAAAAAAATTAGAGAATCAGCAAGAGGTGAGGCTTGCACAATGAGAATTGATGGTTGTATGCCTGAACGAGAAACTGTTGTCCTGGCACATTTAAGTGGTGCTGGTATTGGATTAAAATCATTAGATATTCATGCTGCTTATTTATGTTTAAACTGTCATGACATTTATGATGGCAGAAAACCAGTACCAGGAAATATTAATATAGCTTTAGAAATGTACAGGGCAGTTATAGAAACACAAAAAATTTTACATGAGAAAGGATTAATATGAAACAATCATGGTTAATCTTTATGTTAATACCATTAGTTGTTATAATTATGATGATTACTGGTTGTAGTGAATTGTTTCCTCAACAACAATTAACCTGTCATCCTATTCAAGTTACTGAATGTATAGGTTGGTTAGGCGATAAGCCTATAATGTTAGAAGAATAGTTATAAGAAAATAGGGCATGCTCTCTTTAATAATTTGGGTATAAAAATTAGTGTTTTAGTAAACAAAATTATTAGCGTGTCTTATTTTGTTATAA